TTTTATTGATACCATAATTAGATATGAACATAAAGGCAGAATACATGCAGATATTAATCCAGTAAGATCTGATGGTGCTGGCACTGTAACAGGGAGATTTTCATATAGTAACCCAAACCTTCAACAAATTCCTGCTCGTAATAAAGATTTAGGGCCAAAAATCAGAAGTTTATTTATTCCTGAAGAAGGATGTAAATGGGGTTGTTTTGATTATTCACAACAAGAACCAAGACTTGTAGTGCATTATGCAGCAAAGAGTACTCTCTCTAGTGATGAATCAGTATCCAAAATTGTAGAAAAGTTTAAAAAAGGATCAGTTGATTTTCATAAAATTGTAGCTGATATGGCTAACATAGAAAGAACCCAAGCTAAAACAATTAATTTAGGATTATTTTATGGAATGGGAAAAGCTAAGCTTCAAGCTGAATTAGGAGTTAGCCAAAAAGAGGCTGCTGACCTTTTTGATAAATATCATGAAAGTGTTCCTTTTGTTAAAAATTTAATGGATAAAACAACTCAAAAAGCAGAAGAGGATGGATATATTAGAA